AATGAAAATTACTGGACTCTGGGGACTCTATGGACTCGGGGGAGGGGGGTGTAAAAGCTAGGTGCATTACATGTCACTCGCGGCAGGGGCTAGTGGGACCCACATGGTATGAAGTTGAAGTGACTCTGTACCACATGGTCGATGCACATCCCACGCCCTGATAGGGCCGGCGCCTGGCACGTGGCGCGTGAACATGTCGTCGTCTTGACGGTGACGGGCGTGTGCCGACACATGGGACAAGATGATTTCACCTTGCTCCACTTGGTAAGGCACTCTTTATGGAATTTGTGGTTGCATGTGGTCGTCGCCGTGGGCCACCACTCGAGAGACTGGCAGCACACGGGGCAATCCTCCATTTTGGTCAAGGGCTTTTGTCGGGTGGTTTAGTCTAGGTGGACCAAGGCCTGTATCGGACAGGACACTTTTTTTAGATGGTGTCGGCCACATTCTTGTCCTCGCGGACCTCGATCAATACCGGCAGGAAAAGGCTCCGGTCTCCGGTCTTCTTGTCGGTGATGAGCGCGTTGTACTTGACGGCCACAATTTTGTCCTCGAATTCCGAGAAGGGCAGAGACCGCTGCTCGTCGCTGAGCCCAGTGCCGACCGCCGTCGCCACCTTGCCGTCCGCCGACTTGACCAGTAGGGACCCAATTCTGCCCTCAAATTTACCCGAGCCCGGGAGGAACCCAGTGACCCTCAGGTCCGCCTCAAGCTCAGCCTTCATCTTGACCTGGTGCTTGACCCGCTTGTCCTCCCACGGACCCTTGGGGTCCTTGAGGACCAGACCCTCCTCGCCCTCGGCCAGTTTCGTCTGGTACAGGATCTGAGCCTCCTCCATCGAATTTACGATCGTAAATGGAGCAACCTGGATCCGACCAGTCTGGTTAGGGTGGAGCATAATGTGCCGGTCGCGGTACCCCACACTGCACCGACCCTTGCGGAAAGAGTACAGGGGCATGATGTCCCACACGACCGCCCGGACCTGCTTCGCCAGGTCAGCAGTTCCGGTTCCCTTCTGGAACTTGGTCAGGAGGCCGTTGCCCGTCTTGCGGTCCATAGGGGCGCCATCCGGACCGGCCATCAGCAGCTCACCGTCCAGCACATACTCGGTCTCGTCTGTGAGATTCATGACATCGGCATCGAGCACACCGAACAGGTCGAGCTCCTTGCCGTTACGGGTACGGTATGAAACCTTGCCGTTCTCTACGATCGCGTTGAACCGCATGCCGTCCATCTTGGTCTGGGCCACCATGGGCCAGCTCAATTTCGTTTTGGAATCCAGAGGGCTCACGAGCATACAGGGGTAGCTGAGCTTGAGGTCCGGCCAGATCTTCTCGACCGTAGCCTCGCTCACACCGCACTTGAGGTTGCGGCCCAGAACGCGACGCAGGACCTCACGGTCGTCCTCGGTCAAGCATCCGAGAAGGAACGCCACATGGTCGCGGGCGTCATGCCCGCGCAAAAGTCGCGAGCAAAGCTTGGACTTGAGATCTTGCAGAGCGTGCTCGAGGCGGATAATCTCAGGGGGCTGGATGACCCCCTTGGACGCATCGGGTGCTGGCAGCTTTTTGATATAGAAATTCGTAAGGGGATCGAGGGTCAAGCGACAGACTTCCTTGAAGACGGGGTCGGTCGCGTGAGCCTTGAGGATAGCCTCCTTCTCAAGGCGGCCGGAAGCGGACTCGAGCTGGTGGAGGATCTGGAGAGCCATGGTGTTTGTTGGGTGTCTTTGCATTAGAGGACCAGGACTCCGAGGAGGACAAGACATGTTTTTTTGACTAGGGTCGTACAATTTTAATATTAATTATTATTAAACATGACACTCCGTGATATCGGTCGCCGTTTCATGACGACTAAAAGTTGCAGAAATAAAATCAGGTATTTTGCTAATTTCGTGGCTGCTCTGTCTAAAAATCAAGAGGCCGCACAATGGTTCAGAGAGCATGGAACACGCGATCCGATCGCAAGTATAGAGAAATGGATGGCTCAGCAGCCGCGGACGCCATCGCCGCGACGCTACACGGTGCATCAGAGCCCGTCCCGGGGAGCGACCGCCTATAAACCTGTAGCGGTTGTGCGCCAGCCTAACAACACCATGAATATCGGCGTCCCTATAACGCCTAGACGCGCGCCATCCCCACGCTACACGGTGCGCCAGAGCCCTACACAAGGGTTCGTTCATAGACCCGTCGCTGTTATACGCCAGCCTAATAATACCATGAATATCGGCATCAGACGCTCGCCGCCGAGAAGGGCACCTCGTCCAGCCACGATGGCGCGTCCAGCCACCGCCAGACGGTTCGGATTTAGATCTCTTTTTAGACGGCGCACTCCGCGCGCGCCCGCGCGGCCCCCACGGCGCATGTAGATTTAATCAATATCATCAAGCTCGGATATCAATTTGTTCTCAAAATTGACTATGAGCTTGATGGCAGTGTTGAGTTGGGCAATTTCTTCCATAATATCAGGGTTGTGCCATCCGATAGCAAGGTCGACACGGGCACGCTTGATGCGCGCAGCCATGGCATCCATGAGTTTCTCCTTGATGGCCATTTTGTGAGTGAAGGGTCATCTCATGAGTTGACCCTATCGTGGACACGACACATTTTCTTTACAGCGCTGCGTATATAGAACCAAGTTCAGTCAGAGATCCGTCGTCATTGAATAGGGAACTTGTGCCCATATTGGTATCTGATAGGGTGCGGGTTTTCCACGTGTACCGCTCGACGAAATCCCGAGACTCGAGCCCGGCACAAGCGTCCTTCATGAATTGTGAAACTAAATTCACATCGTAACCACCTGGATGCTTGCCGGTCCAGTCCGAAACTGCAAACTCTGTGACCCATATAGGCTTCTGGTACTTGGCGTATATGGCATCAATTTGTTTCAAAAATGAATCCGAGTTGGGAGGGGCGTACCAGTGGACACAGACGAATTCGAATTTTACTCCTAAAGTGGTGAAAGTCTCGAGCCATGAATTAACCTTGGAGGCATTCCCTGCTATGGCCGGACTGCCCAGTCGGGATGAAAGGCTCTCTAATTTTGGCCATAAATTAGAAGCCTGAATGGGGGTCAGGTTGGACTGGGCCGCCCCGTCCGGCTCGTTGAATCCCAAGAGGACCGGTATAGGTACGGTCAATTTTGGGATTGAATTGGCTCCCCAACACATTGGGGTGAACGGGATGTCCTCGAGTCCAAGGACGGCTGTACAGCCCCAGGTGTAATACCAGCTGGGATTGAGTGAACGAATTTTGGTTACGATTTTAGGGTCGGACGAAGACAGGACTGCACCCTTCTTGGTCATTTACTTATTGTACAGAAGTTTAATTTTATCATGAAATTCCTGGTTCTCACCCTTACCAGGAATTTGATCCTGATTGTTACGGATAGCCTCGATCTCAACCCGGCTCAGGGTCACGGACCCTACTACGAAATCCTCAAAGGCCTCGCAGGTAATGGGCACGATCGGTTTGATGAGCTCATAGACCTGGTCGGCTAGGTCCCGGATCTCTTTCTGGGCGTGACTGTCCATCCGAAGTTTCAGAAAGTGGAGCAAATTATGGAGGTTAATTTTCCAGTAAAATTCGGTGAATGTGTTCAGGGGTAGGTGGCACCGAGCGAGCTCCCGGGACACACCCTTCCGGAGAAGCTCGTCATAGGTGTGGAAGGCCAGGTCACATGAGGATTTTTGCTTCAAAATTAGAAACTCGTCATTCTCCATGACCTCCTCGCCACCCTGACCGTTCAGCTTTGACTGGAGTCGGAGGTTTTCCGGGAGGAAGTAATTTTCATCCAAAATCGAGTAACGCGCCGAGATCTCATTCACTGACGCGGTCCGGTGCCGGAGCCACTGTCGAGCAACAAATATCGGACACCGGATATGGAACTTGAATTCGACCATCTCGAATGGAGTCGTGTGTCGGTGGCGCATAAGGTACCGAATGAGTCCTCGGTCGTCCGAGACGGACTTGGTTCCCTTAGAATATGATACTCGGGCGGCCTGGACGATAGCCTCGTCCGAACCCATGTGATCAACCAAGCGAGCATTCATTTTACTACTTGAAAAGGCGCTGGATTTCCTTAACCGATCGCTTCACAGACGGCTTCGGGTGGCGGGTCCGGGATGCGCCAACAGGACAGGACCTTGGAAGGCCATGCATACCCATATTTCATGTACGATCCCACATCAAACTTGTAATAGTCCGGTTTCTTGCGATTAAGACTAGCCTGATGTGAAAGGTGGATAGGTGCCCATCCCCACCACCAGGGTGGGCGAGGGTTTGCGCAGTGCGGAAGGAATTCCATGGTGTTCTTGTAGCCCCGCAATTTCCATTCTGAAATCATAGTGTTGCAGTACTTGGCCAGAAAGCATGTGTGACCGGTCCACATCTTGACGGCCGGGTGATTCTTCCAACCCTTGGTCAGACCGTTGAGGACCCTCCATATCTGATAAGCCTCTACTCGCTGCTTGCCGAGCCGCCGATAGTCCAGAGCCTTGGCGCACGCATCGAGATCAGCCGTGACCACAAAAGTGTTGACCATTTTACTTGTGAATTCGGAGTGTCCAGGATTTTTTGACGCGAACAAGACACGGAATATTTTGACAGTAGTTTTGAAGCCCCCCGGCCGTCAGGTTTGTAGTAATTATGCTTGAAAATTTGCTGAGCCCTGACGATCTTGTCCTCGTCACGACTTATCGACCCGTCAGGGTTGAGATATATATCCTCCCCTACCGGGTTCAGCCTTACCCTCTTGACCTCCTTTCCGAGTTGCCAGTCTGGACTGGATTGGAAACTGTCGACCATTAAAATAACTCTCGGGTTAATTCCTTAACATTATTGAGGCTTTGCCTGGCCCAATCCAGATTCTCAATGAATACGGCCAGTGCTATGTGCTCGAGGTTACTCTCGAGCGTCTGATATTCGTCTTCGCTGAAGGCCGACTTGGGTGTCAGAGACAGGACCTTGTCGGCCAACCCCGACAGGTCGATGGCCCGCCGGGACCGTTCCTGAGTGTCACTGGCCTGTTCGATCCGATCCAGGTGCGCCTCGAGAGTTCCGCATCTGATGGAAAGGATCACACGCTCCATTACTGTACTATAGACTGACAGGCCTTATTGCGTGGGTCGCGCCTTTTCAAAGTTCTGGATCTCGATGAGTTTCGCAGAGAGGTAGATTGACATGTCCAGAGCCTCCTCTAGGGCCTCCTTCACCCAATCATAACCAGAATTCTGCACAAGACCGTGACCGTACTCCTTGCGACCCTTGGCGAGCCGAGCCTCGATCATGGTCATAATTTCAGAATTGCAGTCTGACATTGATAATAGAACGCCCGACTGCTCTAAGCCTAAAGAGGCTGGGCGTTTTATTATCATGTACGAATTGATTATAGGAATTCTACTAGGAGCTATAGCGACCCAACTAGCGTCCCGGACCACCAAGAGGGACGCCGGTACCCAAGCTGACCAGTTTCCCACCTGGTCAGCTCCACCCGCACCAATTTTTATTAAGAATAGAAGACCAGAAAAACTCGTCAATTTCTGGGGACCTGATTCATAAAGTCATTGTACTCGTACTCGAGCCGCCGGCGACAGGCCAGAAAGGACGGATCGGTGATGCACCGACGCCAGGTGCGCTGGAGCACCTCGGCATTGTGGTTCGCCATGATCATCTCGGTCCGGAGAGGCGCATATATGACCCGGTTATAGACCGCCAAGGCGTTGTCCACTACGGCCCCTATATGGGCCTCGGTGCTGGCTGGGTGTGGTACATTCATGGCGGCCCAAACCACATTTTGAATCAAAATTCGAGAGTGTTCGAGGATATTCATCACTTCATTAGCGTTCTGGTAACGGTGCATCATATCCATGAAGGCGCCGTCTATGACCTCGGCGGTCAACTGGTTATCTTCATTGGATAGGGCATCCGTCTCGGTCCAGAATTCGTGGTTGATACGGAGGATCAGCTGGAATTCCAAAAGGCCCCGCAGGTCATCCTCGAACTCTTCGAGCTGGACATCAACGCCGCCGGTTGACTTGCGCGGGGCCCGTGGGGTTTCCATTGTTGGCCTTTCTCTTGCGTCGCGCCGGACTGGCCCGGACGGGACTCGAATTTTCGTTCGATGACTCGCCTGCGTTAACTCGGCGTTTGTGTTGTTGGGCCAGGACATTTCGGGCCGATAAAGATAGGTATTTTGGTTTGCGTTTAAGGGCCGCAGTTGGTTTTCCACCGAATAAAAATGATAATTTGTTCGGAGGCATCTTCAAGAGATTTCTGAGTCTAGCCGGGACTTGCGGGGCCAGAATTTGATTCTTGAATTCGAGGGTCGGCCGGGCGTTGCGGAAAGCATTCTCGACGATATTTCTGTAGACCGATCTGTTTATTTTGAAAGAGTTCGTCACGGTCATGAGGTTCCGTGTATAGGTCCCGCTCTCTAGGTTGTACTCGACGACCCGGCCCTTCTTCACCAGCTCACCAGCCGCGACGATGACGCGCCCCTCCGTGTGAGTCGGGAGCTGAAAATGGCGCGCACCATTCTCCAAGAGATTTATGATGGGCACGAACTGTTTATAATACTGATTTGTGGTGGGCGAGTATTCTATGAGATACAGATAGGCGCCGTCATCGAGCGTCGACGCATCACGGTTCCTAATTATGTTCTTTCCGCCCGTCCAATTCTGTTCTAGATAAATTGGTGGAAGACCTGCGGTGAGCCCTCCTATAATGTGATTAGGCTTTATCAATTTTTGTAAAGAATTGATCTTGTATCCACGGGGCGGCATGGGCCAACTATTGGGACCCGTCTTGAGACGCTCTACTATACTGCGTGTAGCATTCATTACACTCGTCACACAAAATGTTTTAGTACTCCATGGGGTCGTAGTTCTCGTCGGTCTCCATGTCGGACGCGCCGGCCTCGTGGCCACCGCGCCACTGCTCCTCCTCGTGGATCTCGTCCATAAGGCGGTTGGCCTTGGCGCGGTTCTTGTCGATGATGCCCCGCATGAACTCGGCGTACTCGTGCGAGATAGGGCTCGAGTCGTCGAAAGGCTTGTTCTCCTCGAGCATCGCGTCGATCGCGGCGGACTCCTTGG